AGACCAACTGGGTCAAGGCCCTGGACTTCGTCACGTACGCCGGGTTCCTCGGCGGCGCGGCGCTGGTCAACAACCCCAACGCGCCGGAGACCGTCGTGCCGGCCGGCGTGTCCGGCTCCACGACCTGGGCCAAGAAGACCCCGCAGGAAATCCTCACGGACATCAACACGGGCCTCAACCAGACCGTGGAGAACTCGGGGTACGCCGTCCAGGAGGGCATGGCGGACAGGCTCTTGATCCCGTACGCCCAGTTCGCCGTCCTCACGCAGCCGCAAGCGATCGCGGGCGTGCCGGTGGCGATGTCCATCATCGAGTACGTCGAGAAGAACTGCGTCGCGGCTCACCACGGCGTGGCCTTCAAGATCAACTCGCTGCCGAACCCGTGGATCAGCGGCCAGGGCTCCGGGAACACCGCCCCCGTCGGCCAGCAGGGCAACGGGCTCGACCGCGGCATCTTCTACAAGAACTCGAAGAAGTCGCTCTACTTGCGCATCCCCCAAACATTTACAAAGGCAATGACCGTTCCCACAACCAGGGCCGGTGGTGCCTACGAGACAGCATACGTCGGCTGCATCGGCCAGGTGATCTTCAAGAGGACCACCACGATGCTGTATTCTGACGGTATATGACAAGTTGCTGAGGTATAATTGATACAGGGGATAGTGTCTGGGGTTGCTCCTGGCCGCGATAAACGCGATAATGTCCATCGCGCTTCCCCTGTAATTTACAGGACAAACCGAGAGGACACTCGTGAGTAAGAAACGTAAATCAGACGAAGTTTTGGGCTGCATCTACCTTCTGACTAATTCGCTCAATGGCAAAAAGTACGTCGGACAGTACAAAAACGTTGAGTTCGTCGCGCGTCGTTGGAAACGTCATATTGACGTCGCACTTGATACTGACGACAAACGTCCGTTGTATCGCGCCATTCGCAAGGCCTGGAAGTGTGACAGTTGTCTGAAGAGCTTCACAGCCGAGGTGATCTGGCGCGGCCCGGTTGAGAGGCTCGACGCAAAGGAGATTCACTACATTGCCAAGCTGCACACCTGGATCGGTGATCCACTTGGTGATCGTAGCTACAACCTGACTAAGGGAGGCGACGGCGTACGCGGCTTGATCTGGTCGAAGTCTGCGCGAAAAAATTTGATCGTAGCGCGTCGTATTCAGTTCGAGAATCCAGCTGTTCGTAAGACCATGAGCTTCGCGCAGTTGTTACGGTATAAAGACCCAGCAGAACGTGCGAAGCAAGGTGCTGCAACACGTCTTGCGCGAAAAAATCCCGCTGTACGTAAAAGATTAAGTGAAGCGCAGATATTACGATACAAGAACCCAGCTGCGCGTAAAAAGACTGGTGCGGCCGCCAGACGTGCGTATAGTGATGATCCAACGCTTCACAAAAGAATGAGCGCTGCACAGTTACGTCGTTACCAAGACCCGGCAGAACACGAAAAGCAGAGTGCTGGTACTAAGCGACGTTACGCTCGCATGACTGCCGAGGAATGCAAGGCGTACTGGCGTCAGATTCATCCTAACGGTCATGCTAACGGCACGGGGAAGTTCAAGCTTAGACCTGTCGAGTAATTACCACTCTCCCGCCCACGTTCCACACCAGAGCGTGGGCATTTTTACGCGCCGCAAACGCGTATAACCCGTCGCGCGGGCCTTGGACCCTGGCCCACCGTGAGTTGCTCCTTGCCACCTCGCGGTGGCCGAGGCTGCCACCACTGACGGCCCGCGCGGCACCACCACCCTGCAAGGAGGGAATGTTGCTATGCTGAATCTGTTTTTCAAACGTGCTGTACTGTTTCTTCATGTGACGTCTGACGGCGTGAGCCACCGCTACAACGGCGTCGTGAGCGGGCGCGGGCCCGTGCCGGTCCCTGACTGGGTGAAGGAGACGCTCACCTACACGTGCGGCGTCAAGTCGCACGACATCATCGACCTCACCCCACCCACCAAGGTCGCCAAGAAACAGCTCGAGAAGTCGCTCGCGGCCGAGCACCCCGGCAAGACCGAGGACGAGATCGCCGCGGCCGTCGCGGCCGAACAGCCGCAAGCGCCGCCCGGCATCCAGCAGGAGGGCGCGCCGCAGCCCGCCGAGGCCGGGTTCGTCGGCGCCGGAGGTGGCCGCAAGCGCGGCGCCGGGGCCACGGGGCGGTAGGAAGCCTGGTAAACCCACTCTGAGGGCCTGGAAGCCTCCCTCAGGCTGCCGTGGCCACGCCAAGGGGCCTTCAGTGGAGCCTGGTAGGAGGGTCCTCGGACCCCAGAAAGGAGCATCGCCCATGAGCTGGGGAAGCTGGCCTAATTTCAACGCGATGCTCCAGAACTTCTGGGGCGCCGGGCAAGAGTTCTGGTCCTCGGGGCCGGGGAGCCTGTTCTTCGGGGCGACGAACCTGGTCTATGGGTCGAACCCGCCCTATTTCCTGGACAACTTCCTGGCCTTTTACCCGAAGTTCTTCGGGCTGCCGACCCCTGTCAGTGGTTGCTCGTTCGCATCAGGGTCCCAATCCGTCGCCGTCTCTGGGTCGCTGGCCGGGCTGCTGCCGGGCCAGTTCCTCCAGTGCGCCGGGTTGCCGCCAGGGACCGTCATCACAGGGCTCACCTCCAGCGGCTTCACGGTCAACACGACCTCGACCGCCGCCCAATCCGGCGCCACCGCCCAGGTGTACCAGCAGCCGCCGGTGCCGGTGGCCGTGATCCAGCTCTACCTCAATCTCGCCTGGGCCAGCCTGCAATTCGCGCGCTGGCAGGAGCAGTGGCTGGTGGCGATGGGCTGGTTCATCGCACACTACGCCACGCTGTGGACGCAGAGCGAGGCCACCGAGGTCCTGAGCCAGGTGATGACCACCATCCACGGCGAGGTCCCTACTGGCGCGGTGCCGGGCACGGTCTACGCGCTCTCGGCCGTCCCGCCAGGCGGGGCGCTCCAGTCCCTCACCGTGAACGGCGTGTTCCAGCAGCCAGGCGCGGCCTACACGCTGAACGGGCTGACGATCACGTTCGCCGCGCCGACACCGGCCGACGCGGTCGTCTACGCCACCTGGCCCATCCAGACCCAGGTGTTCACCGCCGTGTCGCCGGTGAGCGGCGCCGCGATCGCGGCCCAGGGCCTCGCGGGCGGGATTCAGACCAGCAAGAGCGTCGGCGACGTCTCGGTCGGCTACCAGGCCCTGGCCAGCCTCGAGAACTGGGGCGCCTGGAACCTCACCCGGTACGGGCAGCAGCTCGCCACCGCGGCGAAAGTGATCGGGTCCGGGCCGATGGTGATCTGGGGGTGGTTGTTCGTTATCGGTCTGGTTGCCCACTTCGCAGCTCAGGTGGTAGGCGCGTGACGCCTTTCATGCAACTCAAGTGCCCCAACTACATCGCGATGCGCCTTTTTCCGTGGAAGTACCTTTGCGCCTGGCCGTACGCCGCGGGCGAGCTCACGTGCGCGCGGTGCGGGCAGCTGTTGCCGCCGCGGGTGAAGCCGTGAGCACCGGTCCCAAGATCACGCTGGCCAGGAAATCCGGCGCCTTAGCGCTGGCCAAGCGCGTGGCCGCGATCACCAGGCTGGCTGCCTACGTGGGCATCCCGGCCGCGGACGCGCGTACCAGGCGGACCCAGCTCCTGGACATCGCCGGCAGGACGAAAGGGAAGAAACGAGCGCGGCTCGAAAAGGCCGCGGACGAGGACGCCAGCAACGCCGAGCTGCTGTTCGTCTTCAGCAAGGGCAGGAAGGCGAAGCCCGGCCGTTCGGCCGCGGCCGACCTCTATCTCCACTCCAAGGGCTCGCCTTTCCAGCTGCAGCCGCCGCGCCCCGTGCTGGAGCCGGCCATCGCGGCCGAGGACAACGCGAAGAGGATCGGCGCCGAGCTGGCCGCGAGCGCGAAGGCATCGCTTGCTGGCGACAAGCCTGGCGCGGTGAAGGGCATGAAGCGCGCCGCCCTGGCTGGGCAGAACGCCGCGCGTGGCTGGTTCACGGACAGCCGCAACAACTGGGCTCCCAATGCGCCATCCACGATCAGGCGCAAGGGCAGTGACCGCCCGGGCATCGACACCGGCGCCATGCGCGCCGCCATCGTGGGGCTGGTGAAGGAGGAGTAGTTGCTTATGAAGCGTGGCGCTGAGCTCTTGGCGACGCTCAAGGAGTGGTGCAAGGCGCACGAAAAGGAGCACGCGCTCGAGCAAAAGGTGGAGCAAGTGCGCTACGAAGGCATCGACCGCCGCTTGCACGACATGAACGAACTGCGCAAGCAAATAGAGAACGAGCGCGGCACCTTCGTCACGCGCGAGCTGCACGACAGGGACATCGCCACGTTGTGCGAGAGTATCGGCGAACTGCGCGCCAGTCGTGACACGTCGTCAGGCGTGAAGAACTTGACTGAGCAATTGTGGCCGTTCGTGCTGGCGGTGTTGATGTTCCTGGCTGGGCACGTGGTATGGAGGTAACATGGGCGCACCGACGAGGTTGCATCGAGCTTTGGACGCGGTGATGGACGCTGTACCACTTTATGAAAACGCAGCTAACAATTGGGAGTCTAAGCTGCTTCCGGCGTTACGTGACAGAGTAGACGCGGCTAAACGATACGCCGAGAAAATGCGTGATTTACGGCCGCTACGCAGATTTGAGGATTTACTGTCAGATGCCGAAAAAGCTGTAGCTGGATTGCGGGTAGCGACTAATGAACGACAGTTCAATATGTGGGCGGACAATCTTCGTCGTATAGACAGAGAATTGCGATGATCTCAGTCCAAGAAGTCGTCCTCGACACGGACATGATCGCGCCCGAGCCCTACCAGGTCGTCCGCACCACCGGCCAGTTCGGGCTCGGCGGCTTCGCGCCGCTCCAGACCACCACGTTCACGCTGTTCGGGCCGGTGCAGCAGGCCAGCAACAAGGAGATTCAGATGCTGCCCGAGGCGGACCGGGTCGGCAGTATCCGCAGCTTCTGGGCCACTAGGCCCATCTACCTCACGCGCGGCACCTCGCCGGTGCCCAGCGTCGCGGGCGAGGCGCCCACGGGCGCGGTGCCTGGGACCACGTACACGCTCGCCCAGGCGCCTCCGGGCGGGGCCGGCGACCTCTACGTCAACGGCCTGCTCCAGCAGCCTGGCGTGGACTACGCGCTGGACGGGGTGACGATCACGACCACGAACCCGACGCCCGGCGGCGCGACGCTGTGGTTCCAGTACCCGGTCGTGGCCCAGGTGCAGGACGCCTACAGCGACGTCATCGTGTGGCCGCCCAACGGCGAGCAGTTCAGGGTGCTGCAACGGTATTTCGATCCGGGGAGCGGTTACTGGAAGGCCCTGGGCACCAGGATGAATGCTGCCTAGGAGGTGGCGCGAATGCCGACGTCAACTCCGTATCCGAATGGCCAGGTGCTTGTCAGCAGCGCACTCACCGTCACCCAAATGAACGCCGTTATGCAACCGTTGACGTGCGGGATGCTAGGCTTGCCACTGCCTACGTCTAGCTCACCTGGTGGTTACGCGCAAGTTAGAATTGACTGGCCAACCCAGGGCCAACCGTTTGGCGTCCTGCCGTCGCAGGACGTGTGCTTTCTGGCCTGTCTCCAAGAAGAAGTGCCGTATAACAAAGTCCGTAATAGGACGATTAGTGGCACTGGCGCGGATGATGATCCAATCACTGAGACGTGGACCTATACGCGTGGGTGGCGAATTACCTGGACACTGTACGGCCCAAATAGTACAGATCGCGCTCGTCAGATTTGGTCGGCTACATTCATGGATTATTTCAACGACGCGCTTAATCTCGCTAACCTCTTTCCAGTCAGCGATCCGGTGGAGCCAGTGCGCACACCCGAGCTGATTAACGCTGAGTGGTGGGAGCGGTGTGACTTTGCCCTCACCCTCTACGAGAACGTGACTGAGACTATCGAGGACGGCAAGGTGACCAGCGTCGAGATCAAGGTCTACGACGGCTCGCCGGACGACCCGGTGGCGGACTTCACCGTAACTACGTAGCATAACAAGGAGCGAAAGCACATGCCCACAACGCCTCCGTTGGCGCTCAGCAACCTCATCGACATCAGCGTCACCGTCAGCCCTGGCGCTGTGGTGGCCCCCACGTTCAACCAGGGCTTGTTCGTCGGCCCCTCCACCGCGATCCCGAGCTACGGCGCCAACTCGCGGCTGCGTCAGTACCCCTCCACCGCGGCAATGCTGGCCGACGGGTTCACCAGTTCCGAGCCGGAGTACATCGCGGCCCAGATTTACTTCTCGCAGACCCCGGCCCCGCAGTTCATCTGGATCGGCCGGCAGGACCTCACAGCCATCAAGACCGCACTGCCGGCCGGGCGGTCCGTGGCGGATGGTGCTATGTCGTCCTCCGTCAACCCGACGTACCTGGACAGCGCCACCGCGGACTTCGTCTCCGGCGACGTGGGCGCGCAGGTGATCGTCGCCGGCGCCGGTGTCGCCGGGGCGGACCTGGTGACCACCATCGCCAGCGTGACCAGCACCACCGTGGCTGTCCTCACGGTCGGGGCCAGCACCACCGTCAGCGGCGCCGAGGTGCAGATCGGCGGCTACGGCAAGAACTACAAGGCGAACGACCAGGTGACCGTGGTGCAGTCCGGCGGCAGCTACGGCGTGCTCACGGTGCTGACAGTCGGCGCCGACGGGCAGGTGCTCACGCTCGGCACCACCATCGGCAACCAGGGTACCGGGTACAGCGTGGCTAACAACCTCGCCACCACGGGTGGTTCCGGCACGGGCCTCGAGGTGGACATCACGGCCGTCGGCGAGACGCTGCTGGAGGCCAGCCAGGCCTGCCGCGCGGCGAACACCATCTGGTACGGCCTGGCGGTGAACAACCCGGCGGACGCGGACAACCTGGCCATCGCCGAGTGGGCCGACCCGCTGTGGCAGACCACGCGCTATTACCCGTGGTCGGCCGACGCCGCCATCGCCGCCGGCACCGCCGACAACCTGGCGCTGCAGCTGCAGACGCTCGAGCTGCGCGTGCTGGGCATCTACTCGACGACCCAGGGCGGGTTGTATCCCAACAACATCTACGCCGCGGCCGGCCTCATGGGCGTGGAGATGGGCCTGAACACCGGCCTCGCCGGCAGCTTCTTCACAGTGGCCTACAAGTCCATCGCCGGCATCGCGCCAGAGCCGCTCACGCAGACCCAGTACACCGCCATCACGCAGGCTGGTTTCAACGTCTACGCCAATTTTGGCCCCTACCAGACGGTGCAGCCCGGCTTCATGTCCAACGCCGCGCCGAGCTACCTGTGGCTGAACCTGGCCATGCTGGTGAGCTTCCTCCAGCTGGACGAGATGGCGGTGTTGACCACCAACCCGGCTGTGCCGCAGACGAACCCTGGGGAGCACCTGCTGATCAACGCGGCCAACCAGGCCTGCACCAAGTCGCAGGGCATCGGGTTCCTGGCCGACGGCACCTGGGAGGGCGTCACCATCAACATCCCGGGCGTGCAGCTGACGGCTGGGCAGGCGATCCCTGGCGGGTTCCTGAACCAGGCCCAGCCATACAGCCAGCAGTCGACCGAGGCGAGGGACGCCGGGCAGGCGATGCCGATCTACTGCGCCATCACCACCGCCGGCGCCGTGCAGTCGCTGCTGATCGGCGTCTACGCGCAACTCTAAACCACGCGAACCAACGAGGAGCTAGCAAATCATGAGCGCAGTCGGCGTGACTTATTCGTTCAAGGACCTGGTCGGCGTGCTGGTAAACGGCGTCTTCGGGGTGACCATCCCGCTGGCCGGCGGCAACATCGGCACGGGGCAGATCACCATCACCATGGCCACGGAGCGCACCGTGATGGACGTGGCCGCGGACGGCACGGTGATGGGCAGCTATGTGGCCGGCGACAACGGGACCTGCGACATCGAGGTGCAGCAGACGAGCACGCTGCACCACGCGCTGCTGGCCCTGTACAACCAGTGCGTGCTGGCCGCCAACAACTCCGACGTGTCGAGCTGGCTGGCCAACGTGATCAGCTTCCGTACCATCCTGGACGGGTCCACCCACGTGCTGAGCGGGGTGGGCTTCGCCAAGATTCCCGACAAGCCGTACCAGGCGACCGGCCAGAAAATCCGCTGGGCGCTGATGGTGGCCAACAGCATCAACACGTAATGAACGTCGAGATACCACGCGGCGACTTCGACGCGCCAGGCCCTTGCTGGCTGCCCATCCAGCAGGACGGCCGGGCGCTGAAGCCGCTCATCAAATGCAGGTGCGGCCACGTCAGCGGCATCGAGCTGCACCACGTGCACGCCGACGGCGCCGTCACGGCCAGCTTCTTCCACGACGCGGCCCCTCACCCTGACATTGGCTACGCCGGCGGCGGGTGCGGCTGGCACGCGTTCCTCAAACTGCTGGACTACGACCAAGGCGACTTTCCGCCGAGGCCGTAACCAGTCACCGCCCTGCAAGGAGGGCACGACATGAATGACGACCTGAAAGTGGTGACCGTGGCTGACCGCAGGTGGCAGCTGGCCCGCATGACCCCGGTCGACGGCAGCTACAT